CAACCTTCGCCGTATCGCATGGGCAATACTCTAATGGCACGTGTTCGCGGTTTACTTGCGGATCACTTAGCGCCGGGCGGTCAAGTAGGATAATGTCAGCAATCTCTACCCTACGAGGAACAATCGCTACCGCGCTAACTGACAATACGGCGTGGCAGGTGTTTTCCTTCCCACCTGCCACACCGCTTGCTAACAGCATTGTGGTGCAATGTGGTGATCCATACATTGAACCAAGCAATGACCATTACAAAACCATCAAGCCTAAGGTCAACTTTAAACTAATAGTGTTAGCACCTATGTTTGACAACCAAGGCAACCTAATTAACATTGAAGATTATTACCTGAATATAGTAAATAAGCTGGAAGCATCATCAATTGCCTATACAATTGGAACTTTCAGCGCCCCAGCAGTCTTAACCGGAACAGCAGGCGATTTGTTGTCCGGGGAAGTATCAATCAGCGTTCTATCCGATTGGAGTTAATATGGCTGATAATGACAAAGAGCGTGAGGCTTTTCTGATCAAGATTGGTCAGGTTGCCCCTAGCGCAGAAAAGAAAGAACCAAAACCAACAAAGAAAGATGAGGAGTAATCGTGGCGATTACGCTTAATAATAAGGTCGGATTGAAAATCAACGCGATTGACCTATCCGATCACGTAACATCCGTAACACTAAATCAGACAGCAGATGAGCTAGAAGTAACCGCCATGGGCGATTCTTCACACAAGTTTGTCAAGGGATTGGAATCAGCTACCCTTACTGTTTCATTTCTCAATGACCAGGCAGCTGCCTCAGTATTAGACACATTGTCAGATGCTTTTGGTACAACAGTTGCATTCAAGCTAATCCAAGACAAAGTTGCAGCAGTAGCAGCAACCAATAAATTATTTACAGGTGATATTTTAATCAACAACCTAACTCCGATTAACGGCGCGGTTGGCGATATGTCCACACAGGATATTACATTTACTGTAAACTCAGTTGTAACAGTAGCCGACACCGGCACGTTCTAATTTAACAAAGGGGCAAAAATGGCAAAGCTAATTATTACTAGGGCAGATGGCACTAAGTCTGATCATCAGATTACGCCAGCAGTAGAGTACGCTTTTGAGCAGCAGTTCCGCAAAGGCTTTCATAAAGCCTTCCGCGAGGATGAAAAGCAAGAGCATATTTATTGGCTTGCATGGGAATGTCTACGCCGCGCTGATGCGCCTGATGTCAAACCTTTTGGCTCAGCGTTTCTTGATACTTTAGCTGCGGTAGATGTGGTGGCAGACGATTCCCCAAATGGCTAACGCGCGATTCCTTCACGTATAGGGTTGCTCAGCTGAGTATCCATACTGGAATTGCGCCTAGCGAGTTTATCAATATGGACACAGACTTGCTTAAGGCTTTTTATGAAGTTTTAAAGCAACAGGCGAAAGAGCGAGAGAATGCCAATCGTAGTAGAAGGAATCGTAGGGCTTAGAAAAGCCTTGCGAAATTACGATACTAACTTGCTAAAAGAGTTTGATAATAAAGTTAAAGCAGAACTCAAGCCGATTGTAAATGATGCTAGAAGCAAAGTGCCTAATTCTGCACCTGGCAATCTGTATAACTGGACAGACACAGGTAAAGAACGTAAAAGCCGAACAGGCCGAGCAAGGGCATTTCCTAGTTACAATGCTAGTTTAATAAAAAAAGGTTTGACCTATTCACTAGCAAAAAATAGGCAAGACAAAACTGGCTTTGTGTCAATGTTTACTTTGTTCAATAGATCAGCAGCAGGTGCGATAATTGAAACCGCTGGCAGAGCAAATCCATCAGGATCATCACGCAGCGAATCAAATAACCCTAATGCTGGTCGCGCCTTTATCGGTGCTATGAATGATATTGGTGGCTTAAAAGATTACAAAGGGCAAGGACAAAAAACAACAGGCCGATTATTGTTTGCAGCGTATTGGCGCAACCGAGGCAAAGCCTTAGAAGCGATTATGAAAGCAATTGAGGTTGCAAATGTCCAAGTTGGTCGGGAAATTGACAAGAGCAAGAAATTGGTGGCGTAATGGCTTCTTCAGATATTCTAATTAATATCATTGGACAATTCCAAAAAAAGGGATTTAACGATGCAGATAAAGCATTTGGCAAGTTAGAGAAAAGCGCCAAATCATTAGGCCGCGTAATAGGTGTTTCTCTAAGTGCTGCCGCTATAACTGCTTATAGTAAGAAAGCAATATCTGCTGCAAATGCAGACATCAAATCGCAAAGACTTTTAGCTGTATCACTTAACAATGTCGGCTTGGCTTACGCTAAAGTAGATGTTGAACAATTTATACAAAGATTACAAGAACAAACAGGCATTTTAGATGATGAGTTAAGACCTGCATTTGCTCAGTTAGCACAAATAACAGGATCAGTTCGTCGTTCCCAAGAGTTGCTTGGACTTGCTTTTGACGTTTCTGCTGGCTCAGGTAAAGACATTAATTCCGTTGTTGACATTTTGACTAAAGCATTTTTAGGCAATACAAAAGGCTTGAAATCTTTAAACTTAGCTTACACAGATGCCGAACTCAAGGCAATGGATTTCAATAAAGTTGTAACAATCCTATCTCAGCAGTTTGCAGGCCAAGGCGCAGCTTCAGTTGAAGGTTTTGAAGGCAAGATGAACTTGCTAAATGTTGCAGCTTCCAATGCAACAGAAACAATTGGTGTGTCTTTGATAACTGCACTTGAGTTGTTATCAGCCGATAATTCTATTGAAACTGCTACAAAGAAAATGAAAGGTTTTGGAGATGCTATTGCTAATAACATTACGGCAACAGCATATCTAATTAGAGAATTAGGCAAGATACCTGGCGCAGGTGTTCTAGGCAATATATTTGGTTTTATTGAAGATCGGATTTCTTTCTTCTCACCTTCCAATGCCGCTAACCTGTTAAAACAAATCAAAGGCTTTCAAGGTATGGGCAACATATCTGTTACAAAATCTAGCCAAGATACACAAAAGGCACAGATTGATGAAGCAAGACGAGCAGAAGAAGCAGCCCTAAAACGCCAAAAAGAAATCTTGGCATTGTTAAAGCAACAAACTAAACAACAAAAAGCCATGGCTGCTGCTGCCAAAAAACAGAAACAAGAAGAAGGCATATTGGCTGAAATCAATAAGCGGTTTGAAATGGATCGTATACAGATTGCTGCTGCTCTTGGTGGTCAGATTAATGACGTGGAACGCCTACGCCTAGAACTAATGCAGGCCATTCTTGATGAGGATGTAAAGCGAGCCATTATTCTTGAAGGACAGTTAATCAAGGCTGAGGCTGAGGCTAAGGAACTAGCTATGCTGCTAGATAGCCTAGATGAAATGGTTGGAGATCCATTTGCTGATTGGCCTGGCACTATCACACGAATTAAGGAACTGCTTAAGACACTTAACATTAAAATACCTATTGAAACCCTATTTGCTGAAAAGGGTTTACGCCTAGACCAAGAGAAGATGACAGTTACTAAATTAGACCGCATGGATGTAAACGCCAATAACGTTTATATAAATGGTCAAGTGGCTAATCAAAATACTGGAATGACAAGTACTGGTTGGCCAGAAGAAAAAGAAAAACCTGGCACATTGGCACACGCTACAGCAGTTGCAATAAGAGCTGAAGCTGTTGCTGATAATGCAGAAGCTTTACTTGCTGAATCTGAAGCAGCCCTAGCAGCCGCAGAGGCAGCAGCAGCTTTAGCAGCCATTGAGAACGAAGCCAATGCTGCTGCTTTAGCTGATTTATTTGCTAAATTAGGTTTAGATTCTGAAGGCAATCCAATTACAATAAACGTAACTGTGGAAGGCAACGTTACATCTGCCGAAGATTTGGCTGAAGTCATAACAGATATTCAATACACCTATCAAAAGACCGGCAAAGGATTGCTGTTGCAAAGTAGGGCAATTTAATGCCAGCACCTACGCTGCGTGTCTTTGTTGACTTTGATAGCGATACCGCTTTTGAAATTAATCCTTTAATCTTAGGTAGCGCAACTGAAGGCATATTAGGAACAAATACGCTTGGCTCAGGCACGTTGCCCGTTGAGATTACAAATCTTGTTAGCAAAGTGTCTATTAGGCGTGGTCGTAATCGCATCACATCGCAATTTGAAGCTGGCACAGCCAATGTAACTTTGTTTGATCAGAATGGTGATTGGAATCCAACTAACACGGCAAGTTTGTATTATCCTAATTTAGTGCCACTTAGGCAGATTATTATCTACGCAACATATGCCACTAACAATTACTTCTTATTCTCAGGCTTTATCACAAATTATGATACAGGCTTCAGACAAGGCAACGATGAACTAAGTACAGTTACCCTGCGCTGCGTAGATGGCTTTAAGTTGCTTGCGGGCTCGGGCATTGACACAGTTCCAGGATCAGGGGTTCAATTATCAGGGGCTAGAGTAAATGCCATCCTAGATGACATTGAATGGCCTTTAAGCCTACGCAACATTGATGCAGGCGATTCAACCCTGCAAGCCGACCCTGGCACAGACAGAGATGCCCTTCAAGCGCTGTTTAACGTGGAACAGAGCGAGTTTGGCGGCATTTTCCTAGATGGTAATGGCAAGGTCAATTTTGTAAGCCGTAATGAGCTTATAGCCGCACCAGCATTCCCGGTCTATGAGTTTAGTGATCAAGGCGTGGACATCTCCTACACCAATGCAGTAGTAGCGTTAGACGATACTACGCTGATTAATGACGTAACTATCACACGCCTAGGCGGTACAGCTCAGAATGCCTTTGACCAAGATTCAATTGATAAGTTCTTCCTTCATTCAGGCACACGCTCAGGCATACTAGTTCAAACAGATGCAGAGGCTTTAAACCAGGCTAAAGGCATCCTAGCCACACGTAAAGACCCTGAGATACGCATAGATAGCATTCAGCTAAATCTTTATGATGATGCTAACCCTAATAAGCCATTGGCAGGGGTAGACATAGAATTGCTTGATGGAGTAACAGTTACCAAGACCACGCCAGGATCTACGAGCGTTGTTCAATCAAGCCTAGTAAATGCTATTCATCACGACATTACTAAGTCATCTTGGATGACTACCCTATACACAACCGAACCACTATTAGCAGGCTTTGTCCTAGATTCCGATGTATCGGGTATACTAGGTGAAGACGTGCTGAGCTACTAAGGAGAACAAATGGCAGGCGCAGGATATAAGTTGTTCAACACCGGGGATGTGCTGACAGCAGCTCAGGTAAATACTTATTTACAAGAACAAACAGTTATGGTCTTTGCAAGCTCAGCAGCTCGCACAAGCGCACTTAGCGGCGTATTGGCTGAAGGAATGGTCAGTTACCTACAAGATACGAATGCTGTTGAAGTTTACAATGGATCAGCTTGGGTAGGTGTTAGCGGCGCAGGTGATGTAACTGAAGTGCAAGCGGGCACAGGTATTTCAGTAGCAAGCGGCACAGGCCCTGTTCCAATTGTTTCTTTTGATTATCGTGCAGGTTCAGCTTTAACACTTAATGCTCAAACTGCTACTTACACAGTTGTATTAACCGATGCAGATCAAAAACTTGTTACAATGTCTGTTGGCTCTGCCAATGATTTTCAGATCCCTACCAATGCAAACGTTGCTTTCCCTATTGGCACAGTAATTAATGTAATTCAAATTGGTGCAGGACAAACCACAATTAAGGCAGTTACTTCAGGCACTACTACAATTTCATCAACAGGAGCTACTGCAACTGCTCCTAAGTTGAGAGCACAATTCTCAGCCGCTTCTTGCATTAAAGTCGCAACTGATACTTGGTATGTTGTAGGAGATATTGCTTAATGACTTTACTCGGGATTATTGCTGCTCAAAATTATCCCCGAGCAGTAACAGTTGATTACCTAGTTGTTGCTGGTGGTGGCGGCGGTGGTCGCTCTACTAATGGCGGAGATAATACTGCTGGCGGTGGTGGTGGTGGATTACGCTCCACAGTTACTACAACTGGCGGCGGTGGCAGTTTAGAAACTGCATTAAGCGTTCTTAGATCAACAAATTACACAGTTACAGTTGGCGCAGGTGGCGCAGGAGCTACAACTACTGGCGGCGGTGCTAAAGGTAGCCAAGGTGCTAACTCAGTATTTTCAACAATAACTTCAACTGGTGGCGGTGGCGGTTCTAGCTCAACAGGTAACGCAGCCCAGAATCCAGGTGGTAGTGGCGGCTCTGGCGGTGGCGGCGTTAATGATGGTGCTGCTGGTGGTGCTGGCACAACTAATCAAGGTTATGCAGGCGGTGCTTGCGATGCTGGCGTTTATAAAGGTGCTGGTGGCGGCGGTGCAGGCGCGGTAGGTGGCGCTGCAACAAGTGCTACTTCTTGCGCTGGTGGCGCTGGTGTTAATGTTTCCATTACTGGTTCAAGTGTTGGTTATGCAGGTGGCGGCGGTGGCGCTGGCGGTGGGCAACCTGCTGGAACTGCAACTCACGGCGGCGGTTCTCAAGCTGCTGGAACTGCTAACCGAGGCGGTGGCGGTGGTGGCTCTGCCACAACAGTAGCAACCGATGGTTATGCTGGCGGTTCAGGTGTAGTTATTCTGCGTTTTCCAACTGCATCAGCAACAATTACAATAGGTGCAGGTTTAACAGGCTCAACAAGCACTAGCGGTTCAGACACAATTGCAACTATTACTGCTGGCACAGGAAATGTGAGCTGGACATAATGGCACACTACGCATTCTTAGATCAGAACAATATAGTAACTGAAGTTATCGTTGGTATTGATGAAACAGAACTTATTGAAGGTTTAGACCCAGAAACTTGGTATGCCAATTTTAGAGGCCAAACCTGCAAGCGCACTTCTTTCAATGGAAATATCCGTCAAAGATATGCAGGTATTGGTTATGCCTACGATGCTATTAATGATGTTTTTATTGCGCCACAACCTTATCCAAGTTGGACTTTAGATGATGACTTTGATTGGCAACCGCCAACACCTAGACCAGATGGATTTGGCTGGTATTGGGATGAAGATAGCCTAAGTTGGTTAGAACAATCTTTATAGATAATGCCTAAATTATGCAAAGCTGGTCAGCAATTACGCGAGCAGATAGATGATGCGTTCCCCGATAGAAGTAGAACTGCACCAGAGGGGTGGCTCGGTGATCAACGTCATGCAGCGCGTAAGTCCGATCACAATCCAACTGCTGAAGGCATTGTTCGTGCCATTGACATTAACGCTAATCTGCAAACCAACCCAGCCGAAGCATTTGATTTGGCGGATCAGCTACGGCTACTTGCCAGAACTGATAAAAGAATCAGCTACATTATCTTCAACAGCAAAATTGCCAGTTGGAAGAAAAACTATAAGTGGAGAAAATACACAGGCATAAATCCACATAAAACACACATTCATATTAGCTTTACTGCTAAGGGCGATACAGATGGCAGTATGTTTCAAATCCCTATATTGACAGGAGAGCCCTTAAATGGAGCAAACAAAAGCAGTAGCAGCAAGTTGGGCAAGAAGCTTCTTAGCCGCCGGAATAGCAACCTATTTGGCAGTAGGCTGGGATGCACCTGCAATTGTCAATGCAGCGTTAGTAGCAAGCCTTCCAGTTATCCTACGTTGGTTAAACCCTAACGATACGGCGTTTGGTCGGCGTTGAGCCCGGCTGAATGGGCAGGCTTTGTAGCTGCCATCCTTTCCTGCTGCGCGCTTATTGTCGGTGGGCTTAGATACATTATCCGACATGAAGTGCCTTCAATACTTGAGGCATCAAATATCGTGTCGCGCATAGATAAACTTGAATCAATGGTTCTAGAATTGCTTACTCATGAGCGCAAGAAGAATATCAAAAAGCGAACAAGCCGCTAAACGCAAGCGTAAAGAAGCGGCTGCGCGCAAAGCATCAACAGACATTCTGCGACCCATTGATATTTGGGCTGCATCAATCGTTGAATGTTTTGAGGCATTAGTTCGCGCTGGATATGGTGAAGATAGGGCGCGCTGGTATATTGAAGAACAGTTGCGTTTACCAGATTGGGTAATACAGAATCCGAATCATTCGCCGTATGAAGATGAAGATGAGGATGAAGATTAAGCGAATTGTAGTTATCTCTGATCTACAAGTTCCATTCCATGATAAGAAAGCTGTTAAAAATGTTGCCCAGTTCATCAGAAAGTACAAGCCTGATGACGTTCTATGTGTGGGCGATGAAATTGACTTCCAAACAATTAGCCGATGGTCAACCGGTCGGGATGAGTGGTCGGGAAGCATTGGTAGAGATCGTGATGAAACTGTCCGCGTTCTCGCCGAGCTTCAAGTACGACATCTCAGCCGAAGCAATCACGGGGCAAGACTTTACAACTCACTAAGCAAGCGCCTGCCTGGGCTTATTGGTCTGCCTGAATTGACCATTGAGAAGTTTTTACACTTGGATGATTTAGGCATTACATACCATAGCAAGCCATATCAGTTCCATGATGGCTGGGTAATGGTTCATGGCGATGAGCAGGCTATCAAGCCACAAGGGGGTTTAACAGCCCTAGAATCGGCTAAGAGGCATGGTTTATCGGTAGTTTGTGGTCATACCCACAGACAGGGTATATCAAGCTTTACAACGGCTTCTGGGGGCGTTTTAAGGGGTGTCCTAACAGGCTTTGAGGTTGGGCATTTAATGGATGAGAGCCAAGCCTATTACACACGCGGAACATTTAACTGGCAAAAAGGTTTTGGAATCATTTACATAGACAGAAAGCGTGTCCAGCCAGTAGCTATACCTATTGAAAAGGATGGCAGCTTCTTAGTTGAAGGCAAGCGTTATGGTTGAGGATATATTTCCTATCCATAGAACAATTGATGATCACATGGATAACTTTGATGGCGTGTCGCTCATTGACAAATAGCATATAGACCCTTCAAAATAGGATTTGAAATCCTATTTGAAAGGGGTTTAGGGCATGACGATTAGATATGATCGTAAATCGGGTGCGTATACCGATGGTAAGCACTTCGTGCGAGCTTCATTTATACGCGATTTCGCTAAGAAAAAACTCGGCATGAGCCAAGAGCGCGGCAGAATTAGTCGCGAGGTTTTGGCTGCTTACTTTCTTGATGTACACGGGGTGAGCGATGATGTTGAATGATATTCGCTTAGTTGAATTAGCACTTTATTGTTTTTTATTTGTTTTAGGTGCATACACAATCGGTGTATTCATTAAGGAGAAGGGCTACAAGGAAGGCTGGGCAGATGGATACAGACGGGGCAAAGCAGTTGCGAGCGAAAGACATATTGACTAATGCTGCTGACACGATCATCAACAGAGGGGCAACGCATGGTCATTACGACCACACTATGCTACGAACGGCAAAGTTGTGGGAATCCTACTTTGAAAGACCAATTGAACCGATGGACATTGCAATCTGTATGGCATTGGTCAAGCTTGCAAGAATCATGGAAACTAAATCAAATAACGATTCTTGGGTGGATGCCGTTGCCTACTTCGCAATTGCCGGAGAACTCGCGGTCAAAGATTGGAATGATCTTAATGCTTTCTAGATCACCTAAGGGAACTTGGTGTGATTACTGCAAAAACAGGCATGGCACTAGCAGTTTGCTTGGACAAATGCAAGCAGTTTGGCAGATTACTAGCAAGCGATACGGCAAGTTAATTGTCAGGCATTACTGCCAATCTTGTGCTAATGAAGTTCAGGCATGGCCTGATGGCACAACTTGGACTTTGAAAGAACAAATTGACTATGCAAAAGGAGAAACCCTAGATGTTTAATTTAGCAAACTATGAAGATGTAGATACGAGGATACACAAGTTCTATGAAACCTACCCAGACGGCTCAATACTCACAGAGCTCATCACAAATGAAGAAAAAGAAGGCATTGTTATATTTAAGGCAGTTGCTTATCGCACCCACGTTGATACTGCTGCTTCCGCTATTGGTTATGCGCGCGGTGCTCGCAAAGATAGGGGTGTTGATCGCGATTTTTGGTTTGAGAATTGCGAAACTAGCGCAATTGGAAGATGCCTGGCTAATCTCGGACTTAGTGCTAAAGGAAAGCGAGCAAGCAGCCTTGAAATGGCTAAGGTTAATGAAGCTCAATCAAACACTCCGATACGTGTACGCACAGAAAGTCATAAACAATTTCTTCAAACAACAAATCCAACTGCTGAAATAGTATGGGATACAACTATTGAGCCACCTGAGGATGTAGACCCGGCATTTGACAATGCTCTTGATCTACTAAAAGAAAAGGTTGGCGCTCATCCGTTACCTATGTGTAAGCATGGCGCACGTTTGCTAAAAGAGGGAACAGGTGCTAAAGGAGCATACAGGGGTTGGACTTGCAGCTTGCCAATGAAGCGTAAAGCGGAACAATGCAAGGCAATATGGATGATGTTAAGCAAGGATGGAACGTGGTCATTTAGACCTGAAGATGAAGAATTGTTAGTGGGGTGATGAGATGTTAGTGCTAGATAAATCACTTGACGTGTGCGACAATTGCAACGAGCCAATTACGGCTGGGTCTGCAAAACCTTGCAAATGCCACACATGCCAAGTAAGGACTAACTAAGTGAGTAATCAAAGTCGCAAGCATAGAGGCTATGCAACTCAGCGCATTGTAGCAGAATACTTGCAAGGGCAAGGCTGGAAGCATGCGTTACCTGTTGGTGCTGGTAGAGATGGCTCAGACATCACCGGAATTGATGGCCTGGACATTGAAATTAAAGCCCGGACTAACCTGGACTTATCCGGGCTTATGCGCCAACTTCATGATCGCAAGGCAAACAAAGGGATGGGCGTTGGTGTTCTACGTCTAAATGGTCAGGGTGAGAAATCCGTTGAGCAGTATGTAGCTGTGCTCACCCTGGCTGATCTAGTGTATCTATTGCAGGCAAGTGGCTACTGAACCTCATCTAATACATCGTTGCAAAGGATGTGGACTATGGATATATGGAAAAAGAGATTACTGCGAAGAATGCAACACGCCCGGAATTACGCACAAATAAAGACTATATTTGACATCATCGGTATGCTAGGCATGCCAGCAAGCCTGAAAGGCAGCTTGCATGGCAAGCCAGCATTGGCCAGAGCTATGTTTATTGCTGGATTAGCAATTGCACTACTGACGCTACAAACAATACAAACAAACGCTGCTGAAAAGCGCAGCTATCACGTTATGAATATTAAGTTATATGCCTATAACAAGATGGAATGGAAACAGTTTGAATGCTATAACTGGCTTATACATCATGAATCTAGGTGGAACTACAAAGCAAGGAATGGATCACACACAGGATTAGGTCAGATGCGTAGTGAATGGTATGGCACACTTAATCCATATAAGCAGATAGATGCACACATAAAGTATATTAATCATAGATATGATGGTTGTGCATGTAAGGCATATCAGCATTGGAAGGATAAAGGATGGCACTAATCAAATGCAGTAAGTGCAACGTGATGAGTGATGAATCAGAAACAATATGGGCTAAGGAAAGAGATTACGAACCTTGGTGTTATGATTGTTGTGAGAAGGATGAAGCATGGCTCTAAAGCCATACAGAGCTACATCACATTGGAAGAAGCTGAGATTGCAGGTGCTAAGGCGTGATGGTTATACGTGTACTTACTGTGGTGATGTGGCTACTGAAGTTGATCATATCGTTGCAAAAGTCAAGGGTGGGGAAGATACGCTGGACAATTGCACTAGTGCGTGTAGACGATGCAATATTCAAAAGAAGGATCAAGACCAAAGCGTTTTTTTAGCACGGCGTTCTACCCCCCCTGCCTTTCGCTTCAATAACTCTCCAAAAGGTGCAAATCAATCCAAATCAGTTCAAAACGGACATACTACAATCCACGTTGATGCAGATTCACCCTTTATTAATCCAGGTCAGCCGGGGGCTAATTGAAGAAGGCACTTAAAGGGGCAACCAAGCCGCGTTTGCAAAATGCGCCGCTAAAAGGAAAGTCCAGGCTACCTGAAGTCAAGAAGTTTCTTGATGATCTAAACCTTACGCTGCTGCCTTGGCAGGAATATGTGCTTAAAGACTTGCTGGCAGTAGATAAGGCTGGCAAATGGCGTAGAAAGACAAGCTTGCTGCTAGTAGCACGTCAAAATGGCAAAACACACCTAGCACGTATACGCATCCTTGCTGGCTTGTTTGTTTTTGGCGAAAAGAATATAGTGGCTATGTCATCTAACAGGGGTATGGCTTTAGATACCTTTCGCAAGGTAATTGAAGTCATTGAGGATAACCCAATGTTGATGGCTCAGGTAAAGCAAATCCGCGTGGCCAATGGTCAGGAATCAGTAGAGCTTCTTAATGGGGCTAGATATGAGATAGTCGCGGCAACAAGAGATGGTAGCCGTGGTAAGACCGCGGACTTGCTTTACATTGATGAGTTACGTGAGATAGATGAAGATTCATGGACAGCTGCTAAGCCTATTACTAGGGCAAGGCCAAATAGTCAGATATTTATGACTAGTAACGCCGGGGATGCCTATTCCAGCGTACTTAATGACTTACGATCTAAAGCATTGTCATATCCACCGCCTACAATGGGCTATTGGGAATATAGCGCGGATGATTTTGCCAAGATAACGGATAAGAGCGCTTGGTATCAGGCTAACCCAGCATTGGGCTACCTAATTGATGAATCAACCATTGAAGAAGCAATAGCCACATCTAGCGTTGAAGCTACACGCACCGAAACCCTTTGCATGTGGATTAGCGCGTTAAAATCTCCATGGCCACATCAAGCATTTGAAGATTTAGGCTTTGCTGACCTAAAACTAGAGCCAGGCAGGCTGACTATATTTGGCATGGACATATCGGTTAACAAAAAGATGGCAAGCCTAGTTGCTGGTCAGATTATGGATGATGGCAAGGTTGGTGTAGGCGTTATAGCCCAATTTGAAAGCCAAGTAGCCATAGATGAACTAAAAATGGCTATTGAAGTTAATGAATGGGCTAAGCAATACAAACCAAGAATGATTTGCTTTGATAAGTACGCCACCATGAGCGTAGCTGAGCGGTTAAGTCAATCAGGCCATAAGATTCAGGATATGTCTGGAACTGTGTTCTATCAGGCTTGTTCTGATCTATATGACAGCATAGTTAACGCTAGGATTGTTCATGCTGGCCAACAATCGCTAGTTGATAGCATGAATAACTGCGCTGCTAAAGAATCGGATGCCGGGTGGCGTATTGTGCGCCGTAAATCTGCTGGGGATGTGTCAGCTGCCATCTCATTAGCCATGGTCGTGCACCAATTGCTAAAGCCACAAAGCAAACCGCAAATCTATGTCTAAAATGCTAGATATGTCCGTTTTGTGTGCTATCATTAAACGATGGGTCTATTAGATCGTTTTCGCCCTGCAAAAATAGAGGCGCAACTCGCACCGCCGTTAATGACGGATTCTTTTAACTATTTTCTTCCATTAGCATTTAATCCAGTTGGTCGTGAAGAAGCTATCAGCGTACCTTCAGTTGCCAGGTGCAGAAACCTTATTGCCGGAACAATCGCAACCTTTCCACTTTGCTTATACAAAAAAAGCACAGGCGAAAAATTAGGCAAGCCATTATGGTTAGAGCAACCAGCTACAGCCCAACCAATATCTGTAACATTAGCTTGGACAGTAGATTCATTACTATTTTTTGGCGTTGCTTATTGGCGCGTAACCGAAACATATTTTGATGATGGCAGGCCAGCAAGATTTGAATGGATTGCACCAGGTCGCGTTTCATTTGATAGTGATCCTGTTACACAATACATAACACGCTATTACATTGATGGCAAAGAAGTTCCAATGTCGGGTCTTGGCTCTTTGATTACATTCCAAGGTTTAGATGAAGGTGTATTAGCGCGTGGCGCAAGAACATTAAGAGCTGCAATTGATTTAGATAAATCAACAAGCGTTGCAACTGCTACGCCAATGCCTTCAGGTGTAATTAAGAATACCGGAGCAGATTTAAGCAAAGAAGAAGTTGATGCCATATTGGCAGCATGGAAGTCGGCACGATCACAGCGCGCAACAGCCTATCTGACTAGCACTTTAGATTACGTGCCGACCAGTTTTAGTCCTAAAGACATGGGCTATGTTGACCTAATACAAAACATGAGTACGCAAGTAGCACGTTTGATGAATGTGCCTGCATATTACATTAGCGCAGATATGAATAACAGCATGACATATGCCAACGTTCAAGATGAGCGCCGTCAGTTCGTTTCTCTATCTCTAGCGCCTTACTTGCATGCCATTGAAGGCCGACTAAGCATGAATGACATTACAGCATCAACTAACATTGTTAAGTTTGATGTAGAGGATGCTTTCTTAGCAGTAAATGCAATTGAAAGATTAACTGTAATTGAGAAAATGTTATCACTTGGTTTAATTACAGTAGAACAAGCCATGGAAATGGAAAACCTATCACCGAATGGAAATGAAAATGCACCTAACGTTTACTAGCGATTTAGAATGCTCAATTAGTGAGCGCACCATCTCTGGCAAAATTGTGCCGTTTAATGGTGAGATTGGACAGACATCTGCTGGCAAGGTTGTATTTGAAAAAGGATCAATTGAGATTCCTGAAAGCCCTAAGCCAAAGCTTTTGTTAGAGCATGATGCAAAAAAGCCAATTGGTCGCATGATTTCTTATCGTGAAGATGAAGATGGCATGTACGCAACATTTAAAATTAGCAACACAACACGCGGAACAGATGCACTAATTGAAGCATCTGAGCAACTACGTAGCGGCCTATCAGTTGGCGTTGAAGTCATTGATGGCAAGCGTGATGGTGGCGTTTATCGTGTCTTATCAAGCAAAATGATGGAAACAAGTCTTGTTCAAGCTGCTGCGTTTAAGAGCGCGGAAGTTTTGAGCGTTGCTGCATCTGAAGATGATGCTGCAAAAGAAACAACAACCCAAAACGAAAGCGAGGCCGTTGTGGAAGACACAACAAACGCCGTAGCCGTTGCGCCTGAGGTTGAAGCCCCTGCGGTGGAAGCTTCGCGCCCAACAGTTACAGCACCAATTTATGCCAAGCCACGTTTAGAGTTTACCAAGGCTAAGTACCTTGAAAACACTCTACGTGCAAAGTTCCTTGGCGATGAAGATGCAGCGATGTATGTTCGCGCTGCCGATAACGAAACAACTACTGCGCCTGGCATGGTTCCAACACGTCAGCTAACAGAGGTTATCAACCCACTATCAAATGCAGACCGCCCTTACGTTGATGCAATTTCAAGAGGCACACTACCTGATGCAGGTATGACATTTGAGATTCCAAAAATTACAGCAGTACCAACTGTTGATCAAATTGATGAGAATCAGGCAATTGCAGATTCACAATTAACCGCTTCATATCTCAGCGTATCTGTTAAGCCTTTCAAAGGTCGCGCAATTACTACTGTTGAGCTTATTGATCGTTCAAGCCCTGTTTTCTTTGATGAGCTTGTACGTCAAATGGAGTTTGCTTATGCAAAAGAAACTGATGGCTTTGTCCAACAGGGTCTTGCATCAGGTGGCGTTCTAAACGCAACTGCAACAACTGAAGACAAAGACGGATTGCTTACCTTCATCTCAACAGCAGCAGCAGCAATCTATAAGGGAACACTAGGCTTTGCACGTAATCTTGTTGTATCTCCAGAACAATGGGCAAAGATTATGTCTTACAATGATGGTGGCCGCCCAATTTACATTGCAGCTAACCCACAGAATGCTGGTGGAGCAATTTCACCAGATTCAGTACGTGGAACAGTTGCAGGTCTAAGCCTTTATGTAGACCGCTTAAACACCGGAACTGGTAATACTGGTCTAGGTGATTATTCAATGGTTGCAATCAATCCAGATGCGTATCAATGGTTTGAATCACCACGCTTCCAGCTACGCACTAACGTAAACAGCGATGGAACAATTGACTTGCTGTACTACGGATATGGTGCATTAGCTACCAAGGTTGGCGCTGGTGCAAACTGGTTCAACAAGTCCTGATCTAACTAACTAGATCGTAGAGTTACCCCGGCGCACAGCCCTTGCGCCGGGGCTAACATTAGAAAGGAAAGACAATGCCTGCAACATACGTAACTGAAGCGGAACTTCGTTCTGCCCTTGGCATTGGTGCTTTATACAGCTCAGCAGTAGTGGAAGAATGCTGCCAAGCAGCAGAAAACGTTGTAAAAAGCAAATTGTGGTTTAATACAGTTTCGGTAGTTGCTACAGAATTAACCAACAATTTAGCGACACTTTACACAAACGTACCGCATCAATTTAGCATCGGGCAGACAGTTACAGTTACGCACAGCGGTGCGACATTTAATGGATCACAAACGATAACCGATACAGGCTCATACACAATTACTTTTGCGCTAGTAGCAGCAGATCAAATTAAGTTTCAGTTACAACCTTTTGGGTCAGTTACAGGTGCAAACACATTTCATAATTACGCCACATTGCCTGAAGTTAACCTAGCTTCTCTTATGATTGCTGTTGACATTTGGCAGGCTCGTCAAGCTTCAAACGCTGGTGGCATATCACCAGATTTTCAACCTTCGCCGTATCGCATGGGCAATACTCTAATGGCACGTGTTCGCGGTTTACTTGCGGATCACTTAGCGCCGGGCGGTCAAGTAGGATAATGTCAGCAATCTCTACCCTACG